GGACCAGTGGCATCTTGAAAAAGCTGCCATCATTAGGCAATATGTCAGAGAGCTAAAGGCTTGGATTTATGAGCAGGAAGAACGTATGGAGAGTGTGGGCGAAGGCGCTAGGGGAGAAGGCTAGCAGGCATGACCATGAAGCAGACAAAGTGGCGCTCATCCGCACATTAATTTTTGCTTCCTATCTCATTACTAATTGCTTCATCATTGCCAATGCGGTTGTCCATTGGCCAAAAGAAAAGCCCGCCGTAGCGGGCTCTTGTCTTCAGCAATAAGCTCAGAACCAATGAGGCTTGGGCACGTAAGCAATGCCGCGATAGACGAGGCTTGCGTGTTGTGCTTCACGCAGACGAGCTGCTTTCTCAAGCTGTTGCTTGATGAGGGCGAGTGGGTTCATGATGGTTCCCGATGATGCTGGTCCCGTTCCGTACCAGCCAGTCATGCGCCCCTTACGGGGTGAACGTACCATCAGTGTAGCAAAGTACCCTCAGTGGGATTTGAACCCACACTGAAGCGATTTTAAGTCGCTTGCCTCTTCCGATTGGGCTACAAGGGCTCAGTGAGCAAAGGGGCGTCGGGCGGGGCTTCAATCCGCCATTTACGACATTTCAAAACGGGTGGGCCCGTTTCCCCTTTCCCCTGGTACGAAACAATGGTGCCTGATCACCATTGTTCCTTTGTGGACTAACGCTGGCCAGCGTGCTTCGCGAAAGCTCCAGAAGCATAGCACGTTTTGAAACGCTCACCAAGCTTCAAACGTCATATTCTCTACAGGATTGGTCTTCGGGATGGGCGCGGCAGTAGTCATCAAAGTTTTCTTCACCATCGTGCATCATCTGCTCAAGCAAGGTGATCTGTTTCAGGCGCTTCACATGGGCCTGAAGCTTTGGCAGGAGAGTGGGCACGTAAAGGTGTTCGGCAGCAAGAAGCTGAAGAGCGGTTTGCCTATTGGAACTGCCGCATTCCAGCAGGGACACAAGAAACTGTGCTTCTTGCATAGTTAAATCGTTGTTCTTCATTCCATGGCAGAATTATTGCTTGAAAATCATACTAAGAGAATGGTTTTATGAAATAAGACTTTCAATCCAGCCGATGTCATCGTCTTTGCTAGCAGCAAGAATTGCACCTGCCATTGCAAACGCTAAGTCATCAATTCCAGAAGCTTTACCACCAGTGACGCTCCATTGTCCACTGGGTTTGTAGATGACGGTGAGATTCTTGAGCTGCATAATCGCTTTCTCATGGCGATACACATTAATTTGTCCTGCGTTAAATAATTCGCGCATCTTGCTGAATGCTTTCATCTTGGAGCTAACGGTCCAAGTGAGTTCAGTGATGGGCAAGTCGCTGGACAAGCTTTGAATGGTGCCAGCACTATTGAACTGGTCCATCACAATCGTGTCAAAGACATAGAGGCGATGTTGTTCCTTAATCCAATCTTCCACTGCGTTGATATTTACTTCCATCCTTCCATTGATTTCAAAATCAGCCATGAATGAATGGAATTTATCAACAACTAACGTGCCATTTTCGTAATGAACAATACAAGCAGTGTAGTCGTCGCGGCCAACGCCACCACGGGCGGGGTCAAGGGCAAGTACGTAAGCTCCTTGGAATTCAGCGCGGGGTGGTAAAGCCGCTCGACGGTCATCAATACAGGCATCAACAACATCGCTTGCAACAAGGGCTGAAAGATTGCTCGCGAATTGCGCCCCATACTCAACTTTAAACTTCTCAGGATCACGCTGTCTCTCTGTGTCAAGAAACTCTTGCGAAATACTTGGGTTCATCTCCCATGTTGGGAGATTCACCGCTTGCATGAAAGGAAAACGACCAGAGCTAGCTTCTTTGAAATGCTGATAGAAGATGCCGTCCGTTAACCATGGAGAGGAGAGTTCAAGGATGCGCCCCTTCCCTCCAAACTGAGCAATGGCAGGAGAAAGGGCGTCATAGATGCCACGACCACCACTGTTTGCATCGCCTTCAGTGGCAAAAGCAAGCTCGTCAAACACTGCCCCTGCACAAGCAAGACCACGAGCGGCACGTCCTGAAGTGGGAATGGCTTTAAATACGCAATTGTTGCTCAGTTCAATGATGTCGGCAGTTTCCCGGACAATTTCTTGAGCAAAGGGGCTATCAAGAATGAGCTGGCGGATGTTGTTGAGGGCAATGCGAGCCTGATCCTGGCTGTTTGCCACCGTCACGATGTACCATTTCTCACCTTTTCTTACGCGCCGACGATATTCATCTTCCAGGACGAAGCACATATATACGCATGCCACTGCCGCCATGACAGTTTTGCCTGATCGCCGTCCAAGGGCCCACACTGCATGGCTCTTATCGGGCTGGAAGAAATTATCGAGAATCTTCGCCTGTTGAGGGTAGAGATCGAGCTTTAGGGCGTGCCTAGAGAAGTCAGAGCATTTCAGCATGGCGTAGGTCTATGAGAGGAAATAAAGCAGATTGTGGAACGAAATAAGCTAGCCTTCCGCGAGCAGGATCTTTTTTCCATTGTTCCTGCATTGCATCTTCACTTCTCATCCAACCATGGAGAAGAGTGATTTTGTTCTGTATCGTAACCAACACTAAGGTTTTTCCAGGCTTCTCGTCTAATTGACAGATGAGATCGTAATCATGACGAGAGCGAGTTTTCACGTCGATGTCTGGCGGAAGGTCGCAAGATCCTCGTTTTGCTTCTGTTTCTTGGTAGAGGAACTGACGAAGATTAAGAAAATCTGCCACTGCTAGTTCACCAGCAGCGCCAAGCTTATGAAAGAGCAGTGCCTTGCCACCATCCGCCGGTCCTCCATTGCGCCCCTTTAAGCCTTTCCGCTCGTTCATGCGCTGCCTGCGGAGGGCTTCTGACCGTACAAGCTCTTTATCCTCCTCTCTAAAGACGAAATTAATGGGAGAGCTGGCCATAGTGTGCATAAGCTACGCGCCAATGTAGCCAGGTTCTAGAATAAAAGCAACACATCATGGCCATAAATAAAGCTTATGGAAAACGAAGCAGTTGATCTTGGCCACGCTGGAAGCGGCGGCGTAAGGGCTGATGGTCTTCAGAACGTGCTCATTGGCATGGGCACTGGTCGTGATAAGGGGCAATATACTAAAACTACGGCCACTATCTTCCTGGCTCAAGAAGAGCTAGAAAATCTTTATGGTGAATGGCTTCCTCGTCGCATTGTTGACATTTATGCTGATCAAGCCACTCGGAAAGGCTTCAAAGTATTGTTTGGTGGAGACGGTGTTAGAGCAGAAGAAGTGCAGGGGATTGAGCAAGTAATTGAAGATTTATACATCCTTGAACACCTCAACCTCGCAGCGAAAAACTCCCGCCTTTATGGGGGTGCTTGTCTACTTCTTTTTATTGACGATGGGCGTCCCGCTTATATGCCTGTCGATAAACGTAATATCCGTCGCATCGAAGACATTGAGTGTTTGGATAGGTGGCAGATTGCTCCCGTCATTAACGAAGAAAACCTCTATGACTATTCAAAAGCCACTTATTATCAGATCATTTCTGGAGATTTAATTAACCAGCCCCAGCTCACTTACATTCACAAAGATAGGATTTTGCGTTTTGACGGGGATTGGCTTCCTTATCGCGTGAGGCAGCGTAACTATGGCTGGGGCATGAGCAGCTTGCAGACTGTTTACGACAGCTTCCGTCATTACTGGACAGGTCTTAATTCAGCGGCAACATTGCTCACTGAATTTGATATTTTTGTTCACAAAGTGAGGGGCTTGGCGGCGATGCTCGCTGCTGGCAAGGAAAGCTCCATCCGTGATCGCCTGCAGGTGAACGATATGAGCAAGAGCATCTATCGCGGCTACGCGATTGATGCGGAAAAGGAGGAGCTTGAATTTATTAGTCGCAACTTTGGTGGCATTGGAGAAATCCTAGAAAAGCTGCGCGTGGACATTATTGGCGCCAGCAAGATTCCTCATACTGTGTTGTTTGGTGAGAGTCCTAGCGGTCTTGGCTCCACTGGTCGTAGCGAAGAGCGTGATTTCGCCAAAACGCTT